GAGACAGAGAAAGGTAGTACCATCATCAACGAGAAGGTGTTGGAAGGCATTGACCTACCAGAAGCTAAGCTAATCGCTCGTTACCTGATGCTACAGAAACGCATCTCGCAGATTAGCAGTTGGTTTGATGTGGTTAAGGAGGACGGTAGGGTACATGGTCGTGTTATCACTAATGGTGCTGTCACAGGACGTATGACGCACATTAGCCCTAACATGGCACAAGTGCCTAACAGTGGCTCGGAATATGGAGCAGAGTGCCGTGAATTGTGGACAGTCGATGTTGGCAACAAGCTTGTCGGTATTGACGCTAGTGGTTTGGAGTTGCGTATGTTAGCTCACTATATGCGGGATGCTCGTTACACCAACGAAATCCTCAATGGTGACATTCATACAGCTAACCAAAAGGCGGCAGGGCTAGATAACCGTAACACAGCGAAGACGTTTATTTACGCTTTCCTGTACGGTGCTGGTGCTGCTAAGATTGGCTCTATCGTGGGTGGTAGTGAACAGGAAGGGCGAAAGCTAATGAATCGCTTCCTAAAGAACACACCAGCGTTGAAGAGGTTGAAGGAGAAGGTAGCCGCTCACGCCGCTAAGGGGTGGATTGAAGGCTTAGACGGCAGACATTTGTTAGTGCGCAGCGAACATAGTGCATTGAATACTTTGTTACAAGGAGCAGGGGCAATTTTGATGAAAAAATCCCTAGTTATCTTGAACAACAAGTTAAAATGTGGTATAATAGACGCTAAGTTCTGTGCAAATGTACACGATGAGTGGCAAGTGGAAGTCCCGCAAGAGGATGCAGAGCGTGTAGGTAAGATGGCAGTTCAAGCTATCGAAGAGGCAGGTGTAGCATTAGGGCTACGGTGTCCAGTAACAGGAGAGTACCATGTAGGCGATAACTGGAAGGAAACACATTGAACAAACGAGAGCTAGATAAGTTGGAGACTGTTTTAAAGGACGCTGATAACGTCATTGTTATTACAGAGAAAGATGGTGAGATTCACCTAAGCTTCAGCCAACAACTAAGCGAAATGGAAGTGCTTGACATTTTAGCCATTGTCACTTCCAAGTTTTACGAAATTGCCGAAGAAGACGGTAACGACATCATTCACTAAGGAGTAGTTATGAATACAGAACAAGTTAAGATTAAAGCGGAAGTTATGTGGGCTTTCTTGAGCAAACCAAACGAGATGAGCGGTAAGTATCAAGTTGACCTATGTAACCTATCAGACAAAGCTGTCTCTGCATTGGAAGACATGGGTATTGAGGTTAAAACCAAAGAGGGCAAGGGAGCCTATGTTACCTGTAAGAGCACCCGACCAATTGCTGCCTACGACGATGGCGGTACATTGATCGAAGGTGACATCTTGGGCAACGGCTCTAAGGCAGCAGTTATCATTAGCCCCTACGCTTGGTCATTCAAGGGTAAGAAGGGTGTTAGCCCATCATTGCGTAAGATGGTAGTCACAGAGCTTGTACCCTACACTGGTGGTGGCGTAGAGGCTTTTGCTGACGACGACCTGCTGTAATGATTGCTCTACTCGATGCAGATATTCTTTGTTATCGGGTAGGGTTTGCTACTGAGGATGAGCATGAGAACACCGCTATCGAAACAATGGCGGTGTTTCTGGAAGACTTGTTAATGTTTGATCTAGTGGACACCGACGACCATGAGTTGTTCCTAACAGGCAAAGTTAACTTCCGTAATGACATTGCAGTGACAGTACCTTACAAGGGTAACAGGAAGGATGTGAAGAAACCTAAACACCTACCTCTCCTACGGGAATATTTACAGGTTTCATGGGGTGCTAGTGTTAGCGAAGGACAGGAAGCAGACGATGACATTGCTATTCGTGCTACTGAACTTAGCGAGGAATCTATCATCGTATCAATTGACAAAGATTTTATGCAGGTTCCCGGATGGCATTACAACTTTGTGAAGAAGGAGAAGAAGCTAGTTACTCCAGAAGAGGGCTTGCGCTTCTTTTACAAGCAAATCCTTATGGGCGATTCGGCAGACAACATCAAGGGAGCGCCCCGTGTTGGTGTCGTGCGCTCGGAGAAGATGCTTGCGCCTTTCCAGACGGAGAAAGAGTTCTATGCGTGTTGTGTGGAGGCTCTGGGAAAAGAACGTGTACTGGAAAACGGGAGGCTCTTGTGGTTACGCAGGAAGCCCAACGAACTATGGGAGCCACCGAATGAAGAAGTTTAAACTGGCGGGTTGTACTTGGGAGGTTATCGAGACAGATATGCCCGACCTTGGTGCATCAAACCCTGACCTATGTAAGATTTTAATTAACAAGAAACTAACGGGGCAAGACAAGGCTGTCACCTTCTACCATGAGTTAGTCCATGCAATCCTGTTTACGATGGGTGAGCGTGACCATGATGAGCGATTCGTAGAGGGGTTTGCTCAGTTGTTATACCAGTATGAACAACAGAAAGTATAACGATGGTGAATGGACAGAGGCTAGATTTAGGGCGTTTATAATCTCAGCGTTACGTGCCTACATGAAGCGTTTCCCGCCTAAGTGGAAAGCTCTGAAGGACGCAGCGATTGGTAAGAGGGTTAACAAACGAAGTGGTAGGCTGGCAGAACATTACTTATGTGCTGGATGCGGAGAATTCTTTATTGCGAGGGATGTACAAGTGGATCATATTGAACCCGTTGTTGACCCCGCTACAGGGTTTGAAGACTGGTGGACATACATGAATAGGCTCTACTGTGAAGCAGATAACCTACAGGTGCTATGTAAACCATGCCACAAGGTTAAAACAGCAGAAGAACGTAAAGAGAGGAAGAAGAAATGAAGGTATCGTTAGTGTGGGTTACCCCCGATGCAGAGGAAAAGGTAGCGTACATGGCTCGTGTTTCAAACCCCGGTAATCAGGATAACAAGGAGACAGCGCCTAAGTTGCTCCGTTACCTGATGCGCCACAAACATTGGTCACCTTTCGAGATGGTCAATGTCTGTATGGAGATTGAATGTACACGTGACATTGCCCGACAGATTATCCGACATCGTTCGTTTAGCTTTCAGGAGTTTAGCCAACGGTATGCTGAGGCTCTGGACTTTGAGTATGGTGAGGTTAGGTTGCAGGATGAGAAGAATCGGCAGAATTCCTTACCTACTCAAGACCGAGAGTTACGGCGATGGTGGGATGAGCAACAGGCAGTAGTAGCTGCTCAGGCTCGTTTCTCTTATGGCGCTGCCCTTAACAACGGCATTGCCAAAGAGGTGGCACGTAAGTTGTTGCCAGAAGGGTTGACGATGAGTCGGATGTATATGAACGGTACACTGCGAAGCTGGATGCACTATGTAGACATTCGCTGTGATGAAGCAACACAGAAGGAACATCGTGAGGTAGCCGACAAATGTAAGGCAATCTTGACTGAACAGTTCCCAAGTATTTATGGAGGTTAACATGGAAGAAAAACAGTATTACCATTTCAAGAAGAGTAGTTCAACGAATAGCACGACATCGACCAGTGAGCATTTATATGTTTGTCCTGAAGACGCTATGTGGCACGATGTTATGCGACAGTTTGCTGCTTTCCTAGACACTTGTGGTTATGTTGGTGTTTACGAAAATGTAGACCTGATGCTTGAAGACTACTGGGATCGTAAGTCATCACGAAAGGCTTTTGAAGAATGAAGATATTAGTTATTCCTGACTGCCAAGTGAAGCCGGGAGTAGCTACTGACCACCTTACGTGGGCTGGAGAGGCTATCTGTGACTACCGACCTGATGTTGTTATTAACATAGGCGACTTCGCTGATATGCCCTCTCTATCAACACATGATAAGGCGGGTAGTAAATACTTTGAAGGTAAGCGTTACAAGGATGACATAGCTGCTGCTCAGATTGGAATGAAGAAGCTGTTGAAACCCTTACGTGACCTACAGGCGACACAGAAGGTCAACAAACACAAGGTGTACAAACCTCGTATGGTGTTAACAATGGGTAACCATGAGAACCGCATCAACAGAGCAGTGGCTAACACGCCTATGCTTGAGGGAGTGATTTCGACTGATGACCTAAACTACAAAAAAGATTGGGAAGTATATGAATTTCTTAAACCTGTTTTTATCAATGGTGTTGGTTTCTGCCACTACTTCCCTGTTGGTGCTATGGGGCGACCTGCTAGCTCTGCTAGTGTTCTGGTTAATAAGCTTCACATGTCTTGTATTGCAGGGCATCAACAAGGCAAGCAAGTTGCTTACGGCAAAAGAGCAGACGGGACGGCAATCTGCGGAATAATCGCTGGTAGCTTCTACCTACACGATGAGGACTACATGGATCAACTTAGCAATACCCATTGGCGAGGGTTGGTCATGTTAAACGAAGTGAAGGATGGGGCTTTCGATGAGATGTTTTTGTCAATGAATTACTTGGAGAAGAAGTATGAACAAGATCGGAATACCTAACCCAAAGCATAAGTATAGGTTTACCGTGTTTGGAGTCATTGGCGGGTACAACCCAAAGAAGGACATAGCGGTGACAGGTGCAACATTTGAGGAGTTAAAGGCTAAGATGAATACACCAATCGTTGCGAAATGGTTGAAGAAGTACGATTTAGAGATGCCTGAAGATTTTAAATGCTAACACTACCTGACATTTGTGATAAACTAAAACGTCTGGATGAGGTGACAATCTTGGAGTTGTTAGAGATTAACAGTGAAGAGATTGTTGCCAAGTTTCAGGATAAGATTGAAGACATGGCTGATTATTTAGAGGAACTACTTGATGACAATTAAAATAAACTTGGAACGTGATAAGCTGTTCGATGCCTTGGGGCTACAGCGGTTGCGTGAAAGTTATATGATGGAGAATGAGGTTAGCCCACAGGAGAGATTTGCGTATGTATCGGAAGCGTTTGGAAGCAACCCTGAACACGCTCAGCGACTGTATGAGTATAGCAGTCAGCATTGGCTCAGTTATAGCACTCCTATTCTTTCTTTTGGTCGTAGTAAGCGTGGACTTCCTATTAGCTGCTTCCTTAACTACATGGAGGACAGTGCGGAGGGCTTGGTGGATAATCTATCGGAGACCAACTGGCTTTCTATGCTCGGTGGTGGCGTTGGTGTGCATCTTGGTATTAGGAATAGTGATGACAAATCTACTGGTGTCATGCCTCACCTCAAGATGTACGATGCTTCCTCCTTGGCATATCGTCAGGGACGTACACGCCGTGGGTCTTACGCTGCTTTTCTTGACATCTCTCACCCTGACATTATCCAGTTTTTGGAGATGCGTAAACCAACAGGTGACCAAAACCTACGCACTCTTAACCTTAATCATGGGGTTAACATCAGCGATGAGTTTATGGAGCTTATCGAGCGTTGTATGAAGGATGGGGATGCCAGTGACGATTGGGCATTAAAAAACCCCGCTAATGGCGAGGTTGTGGAGGTGGTTAGTGCGAAGGCGTTGTGGCAGAAAATCTTGGACTTACGGATGCAAACAGGTGAGCCGTACTTGATCTTCATTGACACAGCTAACCGAGCGATGCCTGAGTGGTTGAAGGAGAAAGGGTTGAAGATTAACGGGTCTAATCTGTGTACTGAAATCTTCCTGCCAACCAGTGCCGAGCGAACAGCGGTGTGTTGTTTGTCCAGTGTGAACTTGGAGTACTATGATGATTGGAAAGATAACAAGCAGTTTATTCCAGATATTATGGAGATGCTTGATAATGTTCTTGAGTATTTCATCAGCAATGCTCCTGATCATATTCGCCGTGCTATACGGTCTGCTACCGCTGAAAGGTCTGTTGGTCTTGGTTCTCTAGGTTTCCATGCCTACCTCCAGAAAAACAACATGCCTATCGACGGTGTTATGGCTAAGCTAACAAACCGAGATATTTTTAGACACATCAGTGAGGAGTGCAAACGTGCAGACAATCTACTGTTTCTTAAAAGAGGCGCATGCGAGGACGCTAAATTGTATGGTGTTCACAGGCGGTTTAGTCATCATATGGCTATTGCTCCCAATGCTTCTTCCAGTCTTATTATGGGTAACACTTCGCCATCCATTGAGCCGTATCGAGCAAATGTATTTAGGCAGGATACTCTAAGTGGAGCGCATGTATACCGTAACCGTTTCCTTACTAAACGCCTTGAAGAGCTTGGTATGGATGACGATGACACTTGGGCTTCTATCATTGCCAACGATGGTAGCGTTCAGCATTTGGGCGTACCAGAGGACGTGAAGGAAGTGTTTAAAACAGCGATGGAGATTGACCAGCGATGGTTGGTTGAGCTTGCAGCAGACAGACAAGCGTACATTGACCAAGGGCAGAGTGTTAACCTGTTCTTCCGTCCTGATACCACCATTGCCTATTTACATGCTGTTCACTTCATGGCGTGGAAGATGGGGTTAAAGAGCCTATACTACCTACGTAGTGATAAGGTTCGTAAGGCAGATAAGGTCGGTGCTCAGATTAAACGTCAACGCATCGAAGAAACAATTGACATGACAGCTATTGCTAACGGGGAAACCTGCTTGGCTTGTGAAGGATAATAATGAAACCGCAACTAACAGAAGAGAGAAACACATTTAAACCATTCAAGTACCCGTGGGCGTATGATGCTTGGTTACAACATGAGCAAAGCCATTGGCTCCACAGTGAAGTTCCGATGGGTGAGGACTTGAAGGATTACCAGAAGAAGCTGACTAAGCAGGAGAAGGACTTCCTAACCAAAATCCTTCGCTTCTTTGTGCAGGGTGACTTGGACATTGGTGACGGGTACTACACCCACTACCTGCCAGTGTTTAAACAACCAGAAGTGCGAATGATGATGTCAGGCTTTGCAGGGCGAGAGGCGTTACACGTTGCAGCCTATGCACACTTGATTGAGACGTTGGGGTTGCCTGAGAGTACCTACAATGAGTTTATGCAGTATGGTGAGATGGTGGAGAAACATGAGTACTACCAGAACCTAGACGAAGCGCCAGTGGCTGAGAAGATTGCCACCATTAGCGCCTTTGGTGAGGGTATGCAACTGTTCTCTTCGTTTGTTATGCTGCTCAACTTTGCCCGACATGGTAAGTTGAAGGGGTTAGGACAGATTATTGCGTGGTCAATCGTGGATGAAACACAACACGCTGAGGGTATGATTAAGGTGTACCGTGAGTGGGTTAAACAACACCCAGAGGATAGCACCAGTGACCGTATCAAAGAGATTGCGCAGGAGATGGTGGCACTGGAGGATAAGTTTATTGACCTAGCCTTCGGTATGTTTGACGTTGAAGGGTTGCGAGCAGAGGATGTTAAAACTTACATTCGCTACATCGCTGACCGACGACTGATCAGCATGGGCATGAAGGGTATCTTTAAGGTTAAGAAGAATCCCCTGCCTTGGGTGGATGGGATGCTTGGTGTTAGCCATACCAACTTCTTTGAACAGCGTGTAACAGATTATTCTAAGGGTGCTACTAAAGGCTCTTGGGATGACGTATGGGGGAAAGCAGCTTAAATGGTAACAAAAAAACGAGTAGTTGATCCAGAGGCGAAACCGCAACATGGGCTGAAGATGCGGTTAGATGATATGATCACCATTAGCCCTAAGACAGAGAAACAGAAAGAATTCTTTGACGCCTACCAACAGGGTCATTACTTCTGCGCACTGTCTGGGGTGGCTGGTACGGGTAAGACCTACATTGCCTTCTACAAAGCGTTAGAAGAGGTTATGGACAAGTCTAACCCCTACCAAAAGCTAGTGATCATCAGGAGCAGCGTACAGAGCCGTGAGATGGGACACCTACCGGGTGATGCAGAAGAGAAGATGAATCAGTTTACAGAGCCGTACAAACAGATAGCGGCTGAATTGTTCAAACGCAAAGATGCATGGGATAGGTTAGTCGAACAAGGGTATGTGGAGTTTTTGTCTACATCGTTTATCAGGGGGACAACATTTAACAATGCAATTGTCATCCTAGACGAGAGCCAAAACTGCACTATGCACGAGCTTGACACCATCATTACTCGTATCGGTCACACCTCTAAGTTCTTCCTCTGTGGAGATTACCGACAGGTTGACCTAACAAAGAAGAATGACAAGAGCGGGTTGTTAGAGTTTTTAACCATCCTACGGACAATGAAGGAGTTTACCGAGATTGAATTCTCTGTTGCTGACATTGTTCGTAGTAGTTTGGTTAAGAATTACATCATCGCTCGTATCAAACATGAGGACAGTAAAGAATGAGTATCCATATTAACCTGCGACACGGTATTGGTATTGACATTGAGTTTAACGACGACATTTGCCATGTAGTTGGTGATGATGAGGGTAGGTTTATAGCCGCTTACGAGGGCATCATCCTTAAAATCCCTTTCTTCTCCATCTACATTGGTGAGTTCAGCGAGTTAGACCCAGAAGTGTTAGAAATAGAAGACTAAAAAAAAAGCCCCTAAGCAGTGATGCCTAGGGGCTTTTTAGTTTATTGAGCTTCTTTTAGAGCTTCTTGTAATGCACGGTAACCAGCCATATCTGTAGGCTGTTCTAATTTACCTGTCAACATACCACTGATAAGCTTTTTAGTTGCTTTCTTACGCAACATTTCTTGTAACTTATCAGCCGAGAAGCCAAGGGTAGCAGAAGTAGCTGCAATAACAGGATCATAAATAGCACCACCAACTGTGCCAGTAGCAGCTAACTGACTGCGTTGTGGATTAAACCTAGCAATCATAGATAAGATAGAATCTTTAGTACCAGAGTTTGCCACCTTCTCCATAGCCGCTCTTTCAGTACCAGAAAACATCTTAGACTTCTTAGGGTTGGCTAACAAAGCAATGACACCACGTCTAATCAATTCACTCTCTGATGCTTTGGGGTCTTTTGCTTTAGCTTCAGCGATGTTTAATACATCCTCAAGCACTTGCGCTCTACTGGCAACTTTCCACTTACTACGTGCAGTCATCAATGTTTTAACAGCATCGTTAACATTACCTTGTCCTGTAATAACATCCTTTGGTTGAATACTAGACATAGACTCATCTAAAGAATTAACAAGAACTTTGGCTAATCGACGGGTGTTAGCTGATGGTGATGCAGTTAATTCTGTTGCGGCAGAACGCATTTGTTCTAATGTAGAGAACTTAACACGCTGTTGACCAATCATCTTACGGTAACTATTTAACAACACACCAATATCTTTATGCTCAGATAGGTTAGGGTTAAAGTTGGCTGCATCTAACTCTTTTCTAGCTTTGTCAACCATACCAAGTGCGTTCATCGGTTTAACAGTGATACCAGCATCTTCTACTTCTTTGTAAGCAACACGAGCTTGCTCTCTCACATCCTCAATGGTCAGTGGTTTTTCACCGGGGTTAATTACTGACTGACCTTTACGCAAAGCCTTAGCTGCCACATTACCAGAGATAACACCAGCCGCCAAGCCAGCCGCTAAACCAGCCAAGTTACTACCGAATGATTCAGTAGCCTGCTGAGCAACCATTTCAGAAACAGGAGCAGCTACACCAGCCGCTAACGTCTGAGCACCTATTTGCTGTGTTAGAGGTTCAAGTGCTTTAGTACCTGCCATTTTAGCCAGAGCAGCTTCAGCGCCAACGCCAGTCATAGCTGATGCGCCTGTCTGTGCAAACCTTTCAGTGGCTGTTTCTGGTACTGGTAAACCTGCTTGTGTTGCTAGGTTTTGAACAGATTCAGAAGCCATTGGAAGCTGATAACCCTTTTCAACAATCTCAGGAGGTGTCAAAGAGGGGTTACGCAAACCAGCATTGATTAGTGTGTTAGCTGCGTCTCCTACCATCGTCGCCAGTGAAGTAGCGCCCGTAAGACCAGCACGACCAGTTAAACCTACTTGTCGCACAACATCTTCAGCAACACTACGCTCTTTAGGTTGATCAGGCTCTGGTGTTTGAGGCTCAGCTTTAGAAAAATTAGATTTAGCATAATCTAAAACTTCTTGTTCTGTTGCATCGTCTGGGGCTGTTATCTCAAAAGTTGTGCCTTCTGGGGATGTAATAATGTATTTAGCCATATCAGCTTACTTTCTTAATGCCCCAACCCTTTTCGGTTGTTTGTGGCTTAGGTGGATTCCACTCAAAGTCGTTCAAATTACCATTGTCGTTAGCCCACTTTTTCATCTTATTAGCTTTGTCAATCTTGTTAGAGTGAATCTCACGTAGCTTAGCAATCAACTCAGTACGAGCTTGTGGGTTAGTACGTAACTGTGGGATACGAGCTTCAACATACTTACGGTCAGCATCAGAGATTTGAGCGCCTAGCTTACCATCCAAGTCAAGCATAACCAAGTCTTTAGCGTTCTTGTCATAGGTAACACTGTTGGTTAGCTTGGTTACTTGATCCTTGTCTAACAAACCAACACTCTCTAGGAAGCTATTGGTTGCCAACAAGACTTCAGCTTGTGGACCGCTGTAAATACCTTTGAGGTTAACCTGCTCCATTTGATCCAAAGATTTCAAAGCTACCTTAGATGAGCCAGCAGATTTATTAGCATCTCGTAATTCATCCGCTTGGTTTTTACCACGAGCCTTTGCAAACTCGTTCTCTTGGTTACCAGCAATATTTACAACAGGAGCTTTAGAAGCCGCTGCACCTATATCTTTAATAGTTTCGCCAGTGACAGAGTTAATTAACAACTCACGACCGTTAGCGGATACAACTTGAGTTTTGATGTCTTTAAGTTTACCTGTACCACCAAGGTTACGAATCGTGTCTCCTGTAACTTTGTCAATCAATAGTTTCTCACCATCAATGTCAACTACTTCAGTTTTTCGCTCAGTTACTTTAGGCTTCATCTCAAACTCAGCCTTCTTAACCTCTGCCGCCTTAGCCGCCGCCTTCTGTGCTTGCTCTGGGAAATTAGATTGTGCCAGCTCCTGAGACAGCCTTTCGTAAAAAGTTGCTGAAGTGACATTACCAACCTCTTTAGCTACCTTAGTCATAATAGCCTTAGCAGCTTGCATGTTTTGCATACGGGGGTCAGCAGCGCCAACACCCCCTCCAGCAATAGCGTCAGCCCCTGTGTCAGCCATTCCAGCAGCAGCTTGAACAATACCGCCATACTTACCGTAACCAGACCCTAAAGCTTGGTTGGCTTGTTGGCGTTGTTGAATAATATTACCCAACATATCCTGCTCACTACTTGTTAATAATCCTGCCATAATAATTCCTTATGTTAACCGAAAACGTAGTTCCAAGCGTCTTTAATAGCATCAATACCGCCTTCAACCAAGTCGCCAATTTCATTACCAATGTCTGTGATTATACCACCCGCCACTTCGTCAGGGTTGTTTCCTGCTGGATAATCTCCTACAGTTAAACTATCCCACAAATCAGAAGCCGCTTTACCAATAACATCAATAGCTGGTCCTAACAACTGACCTGCGGCATCATACAATGAATCACCAATCTTTTGAAAGCCTTTGTCCAAGAAGCCTTTAACAGTGTTAGCCGCCGCACCAGTAGCACCACCCTGACTAGACAATGCCGACAGAGCAGCATCGTAAGCTTTAGTTCTGGTAGCTGCCGCAGCACTCTCGCTTGTTAGACGCTCTTGTAAACCAGTACTAACTAAATCACCAAACATACGACCCGATGTAGCCGCTGTTGTTGCCGCTTGACCACCTAAAGTACCAGCCGCCGTAAGTTGTGCAGCCTGACGTTCAGCAGGAGTGAGGGCTTGCGTTTGTACCTGACCAGCTTGGGTGATATTCTGACCACGCATAATCTGAGGTAGCTGAGCCGCCGCAGAGCCAATGTTAAACAACCCTTGTGCGTTGGCAATGTCTCCTGTAGTAAGAGCTTGTTGCGCACGAGCCATATCGGAAGTAGCTGTACCTAAGCCCAATGCACGATTCTGCTGTGATGTTGCCATCTGCTCAGCCTGTGTCATGCTAGTGTAGGCATCGGATGCTTGTTGCTCCTGAATAGCCTTAGCCATTGCAAGCTGTTCAGGCGTACCACCATAAGCGGCAGTCGTAGTCCCTAACCGACCCTGAGCACGTAAGCGATTCTCAAGCTCTAACGCCTGACGCTGTTGTGCAGGGGTTCGCATAGCCTGTTGCTGTTCAAACAACTTGTTAGCCATGTCAGTGGTTGAGCCACCTAACATACCCGTCATACCCTGAGCAGCAGTGCCGTAACCAGTCCGTAGAGCCGCTAAATCCTCTTGTCCAGCCCCTACCTTACCTAACTGCGTCTGAGCGCCTGTCAAAGCACCTGTAGTTATTCCTGTTGTGTCAGGCAGGGTAGCGCCATACAACTGACCCTGTAATGCAGTTGCTCTGTCTACATTAGCCTGTTGTGCTGGTGTTAACGTCTGAGTAATAACACCCGGTGCTGTCTCTTGTGTAGTCCCTAAAGAGCTAGTGATAGCATAGGGTTTAAATTCGATGTTTTTAGTGGCTTCTTTGGCTAGGTTGGTGTAATCTGTTAAACCAGCAGTGCCTAGTGCTCGAAGCCTTTCAACCGCCTCGTTAACACCAGCGGCAGATAAAGCGCCTGTTGCACCACCTGTTAATGCACCACCGATAAGACTCAACCAATCCTCTTGGTTATAACCCCCTGTACCACTAATTGCTGTAGGGGTGAAGCTGTAACCTGTGTTTGGTTGAGGAGTTTGAGCATTAACAGTATATCCACCTGTGGGCGCTTCGTATGTTTCCCCTGTGAGAGGATTAGTGTAAGTAGTGAACGCCTGCGTAGCAATATCATTAACGCCCGGTGGAGTTAGCCAACTAGGAAGGTTTGATCCTGTTTGTCCTGCTGCTTCCTTTTGCATGTCAGCCAAACTCTTCGTTACAGTGCCACCCATTGTCCTACCGTTAAAGGTTTGTGTATTAGGGTCGTAAGCCCACTCAACACCACCGTCATAAACGGCAGCAGCTTTTTGCTGAGTCAAATAATCAACTAATCCTTGATCTAACCCTTGCCAATTAGTGGGGCTTTGCGTAGAACCACCTTGAATTAAAGCCATTAGTATGTCCCTCCGCTAATCGTTGCACCATCGACGGTAGGGATAGTCACCGTACCTGTAAAGGTAGGGGAAGCCGTGTTCGCCTTACTGTTAACGGCTGTTTGGATAGCACTGAACTCAACATCAAATTCAGCACCCCTAACAACCTTATTTGTATTACCACTAGGGAGGGTATCCTTAGCAGTAAAGTTTGTCGTCTTCGTATATGAACTCATACAGTTCTCCCGCCTTTAACAAAAATATCAATCTGTTGAATTGAAAGAGGGCTACCGTCAATGGTTGCCTCGATACCTATTTGAAATACTCGCCCTGTCTTGGAGAGTGTTATGCTCTTCCTGTTAATTAACACACCGGGTGAGAATTGAGCAACTGTGTACTCATCTAATCCAAATTCACTAGAGCTACTAGGTAAGAATGAGAATACTTTTGATGCGTAGTTAGAACCGTAATCGACTTCCCACTTCACGGCTAATGTAGTATCTGCTCCGCCTACAAACATGAAAGACACATCTTTGAGCATCTTTAGGTTAGATGGCGCACCAGCATCAAGGTATGTGGTGTAGTATGACATAACATACTCGTTGCCATTATCTTGATACCCACCATATTCACTGACTCGGAGTGATGTGCCAATTAGCATCTTCCTGTCACGAGTAACGCAGAAAGAGTGGTAAGTAGCGCCAGTCCATGTCGTTACCCTAAATGACCCATCTTCCAGT